TTAACTTCAATACCTTTAGCTGCTTTGTTTAAAGCAGGTTGGTTTACTAATTTATATTTAAATGTTTTTACATAAGTATTATCTGTTACTCCTTTAGGACCAGCTTTAGGACCAGGGCCCATATTAGCTCCAGGGCCTTCTTTAACTGGTTTATATCCTACTTGAGTATATGCTCCATAATTTCCTTTTGTAGATTTTTTAAATGCTCTAGGAGTAGCAATATTTTCACCTGTAGTTCCGGATGTAAAACCAGAAGTACTAGCTATAGTATTTGTTTCTTTTAATTTATATTTATGTTTTCCCATGAATATTTTTGATTTCATTTAAAAGTTCATAGTATTGCAATAAATTAATTAAATTATCGTCGTTAACTTTATGTGATTTAGATAATGGGGTTAATAATTTAATCACTTCGTCTAATTTAATTTGAACAGCTTTATCTGCAACTTTAGGAGATAAAGTGGTTAATTTTGTTTTAAGTTCTCCAATTTTAGTATTATAAAAATCTCTTAATTTTGGAGTTGAATCTACAGAATTAACAAATTCTTTTAATATTGTTTTTTGGTCATTATTTAATAAAGAGTATTTTTCATTAAATTTTTCTAAAAGAACTCTATATGTTAATATACGAAGATCTTTATCGTATGATTGAAATTCTACAAGAACATCATCTTTAATTTTTTGTTTATCAATAGATTTAGACGTTAATGATTCTAGAATATTAATTTTATTTTCGATAAGTTGATCTGGGTTGTTTATATTAGTGTTATATAATTCTAGTAATGTGTATAGGGAGGCATGAAGTTTGTAGTTAGGTAGTTTGGTTTTAAAGAAATCTTCAATATTATAATGGGCAGAGATCTCTTTAATCAAATTATATTTTTGTCTTTTGATTGCTCCTCGGTTTAAACCTTTGGAAGTTTCAATAACAGAATTAATCACTATTTCAGCTTTGCCTTCTGTTAAGTTTCTGTGTTTTGATAAGGTTTCATATAATTTATATTCTTTCCCTAATTCGCTCTTAACAAAATATTTTTTTAAAATATTAATTGCCTCTGATTCCTTTCCAGATAAGGTGTCTGCGGTAATTTGTCTAACTAAAAGTTCAAACAATATCCCAGTATTTTTTACCTTTGAGTGTTTTATATTCATTCGCCTAGGCTTTTGTTATAAATATATCGAAATATTTACTCCATTATGTTATTTTCGTCTAGAAATGAGATTTCTTCATTCTTTTTACTAGTACTTGATCTTTTTGCTAGGCTTTCTATAAGACTTTTATTTTTTAAATATATTTGTTTTGCTTCTAAAGCTAAAGGTGAGCCTCCTTTGTATTGAGGGCGTATATCATCTGATTCATTATCATCAAATTTTGCACCTTTATTACCTAATCGGTCTTTTCCAAATGGGCTTTCCTGAGAGTTTCTGTTTGTAGATTTTTCTTGAGGGCGGCCTAATGGTACTTTTTCATCATATCCTTCAGGAACAGAATTATCTTCATATCTTCCTCTACCATATAGAGAAGCAAGATCATGAGGTGTTCCATATGATTTTCCTGTTATTTTAGGATCATTTCCTTCTTCAGATACTTGTTTATTTCTAAAGGCACGTTTTTGATCTTCAATAATTAAGTCTCTATATTCTTCATATTGATCTTCACTTAAATGGAAGATATTATCGTAAATCCAATCACTAGGAAGTAATTTGGTTTCTAAGATTTTTTGAGCTAGGTCCACTTTTTGGGTTAACAATGCTATTTTTTCTTGATCATAAATGATCGAGGGCGTTGTTAAGTCTAGCTCAAAGTTTGTTAATTCGTCTCCATTATATCCTTGGGCATAAAGATGTACTAATGCTATTTTATATAATTCTGAAAGAGCAATGCGTTGTATTCTATCAATTGTGCGAGCAAATCTAATATCTTCAGCAGCTAATGTTGCTTTACCGGTTAAATCTTTTTCGTACCCCATAAATGCTTTGGGCACCTTAAGGGCAGCAAATAATTTATCTCTTAGGTATATTACGTCTGTAATGCCATCAAATTGTAATCCTTGAGCAGTATCAATTTTAGTTACAGTGTCGTTGCCTCTTACTGGGATATAAAAATCCTCAAGTAAGTTTTGCATATTGTATTTTAGATTATATTGGCCTGTTTCGTGGTCAATTAATGGAGTACGTTTTAATGTTGAAATAGTTTTTTGCATAAAATTTTCTACTTCAGCAGGAGGGATAGAACCAACATTAATATAAAATATTCTTCTATCCGGACTGCGGGCTATTCTGTTAATTAGCATCGCGTCTTCCATTAGAATATATTGTTTGAATAGCCTACGAGCAGGTTCTAGATATGAACGACCATATGGAAGATAATTAACATCTGTTAGTAACCTGAAATGGGCCATTTCGTAATTATCAAAATATATAGCATTTTGATCTTTTTCAAATGTATTAGGTACACCATAATACCCGGACCCCCCCGAATAAAATCCTTCAGGAGAGTATTTAAATCTTACAGCATTTGGATGTTCAGGATCATAATTTTCTTGCCTTTGAATATGATATGCCATATAAGGAATAACATTATATACTCCAAATTTTTCAGCTATCTCAAGTTTTAAGAAAAAATCACCATATTTATTCATTTGGCGAATCCAAGACCATAAATTAAATTCAATATTTAATACATCATAAAATAAATTATATAATATTTTTTGTATGTCTTCGTTTGAGCTTCTGATTTGGAGTACTTCTCCCATATCATTTTTTAAAGTACATTCATCAGATATAATATCTAAAGCAGAAGAAACAATAGCATCATAATCCATAGTATCATAATCTGAGTAGATCATGGTACGAAGATATTGGTAGTTTATGTTTAATTGTTGCCCAAATAAGGAGGTAGAGGATGGAGAGTATAGACGATTATATCTGTCCATTATAGAGTTTGTTGCTACATCCCCGGATGTTTGAATAGAGTCAACATCTATTACTTTTAATTGGTTCCCTCCTTGATTACGAATAATAACATCCGTTGAAAATAGACGCTGTAATCGGGTGAATAAACTTTTATCTGCCATTGTTTTTTGTTATAAATATTATAGAAGCCAATTAATGTTTTCTTGCCCGTATTTTGTTTCTATTGTATATGGGTTTCTTGTGGTATTTGGGCTATATGCTCCTACTGTTGTGTTTTTTCTAATACCACCAAGCGCGGCTCTAGTCATATCTAAGCTTTGTTGTTGAAATTTTAATGAAGTGTCTCTCAAAAACATTCCCGTAGCAAAAGACATCACTAAATCATCATTATATCCGGGTTGAGCCTCAGGTCTACCATTTTTCCAAACGAATACTTTCATTTCTTCTAGTAAACGTTTGGATTGTATTGTAACACTTCTGTCTCCAATATATTCTCTCATTTTATTTATTACAAGAGGACGAGTTCGTAAAGACATTGTAAATCCAGGAGTCATGTTTGAATCCCCTTCATATATTTTTAAGTATGATTCTGCGGTGAGTTGATCGGATTTAGGCGAATGATATAAATTTCTATATCCTCTTTCAATAATAGAATCTAAAGTAGCCCATCCAATTGATGCATTTTCTACAACAAGTAATGCATTGTTATATTCAGTAGCAATAGCAACTAGCATATAACCAAATTCTTTTGGGCTTATTTGGCCTCTATATTCTGCTATTTGAGAATTTGTTGCTATATCAATTACATGAAATGCAGAAAAGTCTTTGCCATCCCCCCTAGCTACATCCGCTACTACCATATATTCTCTAGTATAATCTGCTGATTCCCATATCCATATATTCTGGTCTGCTCCTCTGCGTTCCATTGGATCTTTAATGGTAGTAGATTTAATAAAATCTATCCATTCATTATAGAATACTACATCTCCAGATGTGTTAAAGTCACAATCACATTCTTGTGCTGCTAGTCTAGGATCACCTAATAAATCATCTTGTCGTTTTCTCCAAGATTCATCTCGCTCGGGGTGAACATACCAAGGTAATTTAATAGGTAAAAAATCGTTGTCTGCTTGCTCTGCTCTAACCCATGTTTGATGAAACCAGTTACCTGTTCCGTATGGCGTAGATAACACAATCGCCCCACCACCTGTTGCTAAAGTTTGTTGTGCTGAGGCCCATATTTCTCCAATATTTTCAATAAATGCTGCCTCATCCACTAGTAGTAATGATACTGCTTCTGATCGACCAGCATCACTAGCCGCAGAGGTTGCTTTGATTATTGAGCCATTACTTAAACGCAATGAAAGTTTATTATTTTC